GTGGACGCGGTGATTGAAAAGCTGTACATAGACCAGCGGGGCCAGATTGCAAACATCGGCGCAGAAATCTACACCGACCAATATCACCGGACGCTGTTTGACGTCGACCGTTATACCGGATTCCATCAGGAGTTTGCGCAGATATCCGACGAGACGATCAAGCGACTGCTGGACTACCCGTTTGATGGCTTGATGTTTTCCACCCGCCTGTGGCGGCAGTCGGAGGATTTGAAACCGCAGATTCAACAGATCATCAACCAGATGTTGATTACCGGCAAGCCGCCGCAAGACTACGCGGAGGAACTCGCAAAGCGGTTCTCGGTCAAGCAAAGCGAAGCTTACCGGCTGCTTTATACAGAATCCGCCTTCATGGCGAACCAGGCGCACACCGACGCATATCGTGCAGATGGGATCGAGCGGTATATCTTTGACGCAACACTGGACGGGACGACCTGCCCGGAATGCGGGGCGCTCGATGGCAAGGATTTTGCTTTAAAGGATTTAAAAGTCGGGATCAACGCCCCGCCCATGCACCCATACTGCCGATGTGTCAAGGTTCCAATGGTTGAGGGTGTGGAATATGACGGCACCCGATTTGCGCGCGACGCAGACGGGAATTCGATAGAAGTACCGGCCAGCATGACCTATGAACAGTGGAAAAAGCAATATATTGACGCAGAAAAGGCAGGTGGTATAATTAATGCAAAAGAGAAGTACAGCGGAATAACACGGGATGAGAACCGATTGATTCGCGGGAAAAAAGAAACTGCTATTGTCTACGGGCCTGACGGTTCAACGCTTCTCGTCAAAAAAGGCGGAGAGAGATTCGTTCGCTTTACCGCTCGAGAGGTCGGGATGATGAGGGGCGGAATTCTGACACATAACCACCCAGAGGACACAACCTTTTCCCCTGCCGATATCAATATGCTGCGCGGATCGGGGTTGGCAGAAATTCGCGCCGTAACCAGTGGGGGCGTTTACCGCCTTAAACAACCCGCGCGTTGGGATAGCGCCTTTAACACCCGAACAAAAATTGAGGCCGAATACGCAAAGTTAGAGGAATTGATTGAACCTAAGGTGTGGGCACGCTGCGAAATGGGAGAAATAACACTGGCAGAATACAACCAAATCTATCAGCACCAAATTTTATTACAGCTTGCGGAACAATTTGGGCTTGGCTATACTTTTGAGGTAAAATGATATGGGAGAAAATCGGATTGTAAAGATCAGCGAAGTGGATAACTTCGAGGACTACCCGGAAGATACCGTCTTTGAATTGGATGAAGATGGCGGAAAGCATCGACCGGAACGCAAACTGCCGGAACCACCGCCAAAACGCGAGGTGGAATAATGCTAAAGCCGTATAAATGCCGCCAATGCGGGAAGTTGCTCTTTGAAGCTGAGCTGCGTGACGGAGAGATTATCAAGATTTGTCCAAAGTGCAAGACACAAAACGTATTCAAGGCAGGAGGTGTAAAAACTGGACAACTTCAAGATTATCTATCGAATTCTGAAAGCGCTTGAAAAAGCTATGGACAATGACGAGTTTGACATGGAGACAATTTCGGCAGAGACGATGAAGATCTCGGAAACCAGATGGCTTAAGCTAATGATTATGCTGATAGATAGCGGTTACATTGACGGGATCAGTATTAGAAAAAGTTTTGATGAGTACCTGATTGCGGGATCAAGGCCAGAGATAACATTAAGAGGGTTAGAGTATCTTGAAGAAAACTCACTGATGCGGAAAGCCGCTGATGTCGCCAAAGGAATTGTTGACGTGGTAAAATAGCATAACGTAGCGCACCCAGCGTGCCAGTAGATGTAAGTCTATTGGCGCGCTTTTTATTTTACAAAAATTGTCCGGCCCGACGACATGAAAACTACGGGCGGCCCAGTGATGCGACCACTTGAAAAAGCATAGCCGGGATGGAGGAAAAATGAAAACAGAGGAATTGCTTGCGCTCGGCCTGAACGAAGAACAGGCTACCAAGGTATTGACCATTAACAGCAAGGACATCGAAAAGTTCAAAAACACAAACGACTCGATGAAAACCGAGCTTGCGGGCCTGCACGACCAACTCAAAACCGCCAACGAAACCATTGAAGGATTCAAAAAGCTGGATGTCGATGGAATCAAAAAGGCGGCGCAGGAGTGGAAGGACAAGCACGCCGCCGATACAGCGGCCCTTACAGAAAAGCTCAAGCAGCAGAGCCGTGACGCGGCGATTCGCCTTGCGGTCGCCCGTGAGAACGTCCATGACGACGCTCTGACGGTAGCAGCGCTCGACCTCAATAAGATCGCTGTCGCTGACGACGGGACGATTACCGGACTGTCAGATCAATTGACGGCGCTCCGGGAATCCAAGCCGTTCTTGTTTAAAACCGGGGAAAAGAAACACGAATATACACCAAATGGCGGGAATCCTCCTCAGGCAGACCTTGATAAGCTGTCAGATGCGGAGTGGTTCGCCGTACATAGTCAGAAAAACTAAAGGAGAGATATCATGGCAAATCAGTTCATCAGCATCATCGAACTCGCGCGTCAGTCCCTGATGCGCCTCCAGGAAAATCTTGTATTCCCGAACCTAATTTACAAGGACTATTCGCATGACTTCCAGATGGGAAAAGGTGCGAAAGTGCAGGTTAGAAAACCGGTCGTACTAGAGGCAAAAAGTTTTAATGCCTCCACTGGAATTGAGACACAGGATGTCAAAGAACAGAGTGTGGAAGTCGAGCTGAACGAAATCGCGACAGTTGACATTGAGGTCGGCGCACTGGAAGGCGCGGTCAGTTTTGACGATGTGAACCGGCTGTTCGTTATCCCTGCCGCAAACGCTCTGGCTGAGAAGATCAACAGCGACGGCCTTTATCTTTATAAGGACATTCCGTATATCGGCGGCACCGCAGGAGCCACGCCGGACGATCTGACCGACCTTTCGGAAGTCCGACGCATTCTCAACGAAAACAAGGTTCCTGTTTCTGGCCGCCGCGCCGTGTGGGACACCGAGGCCGACGCGAAGTTTACCACGATCCCGGCGATTGTAAATGCAGAGAAATCCGGAACCACTGCCGCGTTGCGAGAGGGTTCCATCGGCCGCATCTTCGGCCTTGACAATTACATGGCGCAGGGCGTTAAGAAACACGCCAAAGGCACCTTGTCCGCAGAAGTCAAGCCGAAATCGGCAACCAATGCAGGAGTAACCTCGCTTACACTGTCCGCAGCTACCGTAACCGGTACGCTTGTCAAGGGCGACGTGCTTACCATCCTGAATGATCACTATGTGGTTACCGAGGATGCAACCGCCGCATCTAACGAGATCACGGTCAATATTTATCCGGCACTGAAAAAGAATGTAACGACCGCAACTGTCGTTGCCGTAGCAGGGAATCATACCGCAAACCTTGCCTTTAACCCGCAGGCATTTGCGTTTGTCACCCGCCCGCTGGTTAAGCCCTCCGGCGTAGAAAGCTATGTGGTTAACTTTAACGGCATGTCTCTGCGCGTGACGAAGGGATATGACATGAAGTATAAGAAAGAAATGCTCTCTATGGACATCCTGTATGGTTACAAGACCATGTACCCGGAACTGGCTGTCCGCTATATGGGCTAATGTTTACGGCGGCGGATGTCGTCAAGCGTCTACAGCTGGACGGGGTAATCCCGTCCAGCGCACCGGACGCAAAGACGCTGGCACAGATTGACGACATGGCCGAGAAGGTCATGAACTATATCCACTCTGACGGCATCCCGGATGGCCTGTTTCGGGCGTTCTGCAAACTCTGCGCCGTTTACATCTCCAACTGTGATACTGGATCAGCTGGAACGGGAGAGGTTAAGAGTATATCTGAAGGAGACACCACCGTCACCTTTGCAACCTCGACAGAAACGGCGGCGATGGACGCGGACGGAGTTATATCCCAGTATGCAAGCGACCTGAACCGATACCGAAGTGTATATTTCAGAAAGGCGGATGTGCCGTGGGCTTTTCAGCAAATGTGATATTGCGCGGAAAATCCGCCCTTGCAATCCTCCGGGATGACCACGCGAAGGTGATGCGGCTTGACCCTTATGGGGAATCAATTGATGCGGATGCCGTGATATACGATTCCCTGCCATGCCATTTGTCCCAAACCACATTGCCGGTATCGGAAGGCGAGGACACCGCGTCGCAGACCAGAACGATATTTACTCTGTTTTTAGATGACGACGCGGACATCCGACAGGGCGACGAAATCACTGTAACCCATAAGGGCCAGACATTCACCGGAATCGCTGGGTTGCCGCTGCGCGGCACATTCAGCCTATCGGTAAAGCTGGAAAGCGTGGAGATATCATGAGCGAGAATGCAAAAGCGCTGGCGGAATTCCGAAAGAAACTCGAAATGCTTCTGGGCGACTTCGATGAGAGCGCGAAGCGCGTCGTGGTTGCACAGGCCAATCACGGAATGGGCGTGACCATGCGGAACACTCCGGTTGGCAAGTCCTATCCGGGGCATGTCGGCGGCACCCTCAAGCGGGGATGGAAACGCGGCAAATACAGTAAGGTTGGGAATGCTCACGTTTCTGGATACTCGAACAATGTTGAGTATGGTGCTTATGTGAATAATGGACACAGGACGGTCAATCAGAAGGGCGAGACCACCGGATGGGTGGAAGGCAGATTCATGCTGGAAAAAGGCGTGAACGAAGCCGACCGAAAGCTCCCGCAGCTGTTCGATGCGGAGATTGCGCGTATAAAGCGGGAAACGGGGTTCTGACATGAAAAGTAATGTGTTTACTGATTCCATCCTAAAAAAACGGGAAGCCGAAGGCAAACTGACCATTGCAGACAATGTGACCCTTGCGCTGGCTGACGCGCTGGCCGAGCTGTTCCCGGAGCTTCCAATCCACACTGGCCCGGTTCGGCAGGATGCCAGGCTCCCATGCTGGTTTGTGTCCTTTTATGAGATGGTCAATTCGCAAAAGCTGGACGACCTGACCGAATATGAATTCGGGTTCGACCTGGAATACTGGCCGAAAAACAGGTCGAGCAACGCTGAGATAAACGCGGCGCTCTACACGGCCTTACAGGGGATTTACAGGCTTCAAAGCGATGGATGGGAATATACCGTCTACCGCAAGAACAGCGCGGTTACCGACCGCGTAGGGCATGTCACGGGCGTTGTAAAGGCGCTTGAGCAAACCATACCGGATGACCCGATCATCCAGAAAGCAGAAAAGGAAGTGACAATATGATTGATAGAGTAATTCCCGGCGTGAGCGTAGAAACCATTGCCGGGGAACGGGAGGCGCAGCTTGGGACACTGGGCGTTGTGGCAATGCCGCTGGAACTGAGCTGGGGCGCGGCAGTCACCGAGATTGAGCGCGGTGATGACACCACTGCGAGCCTCGGCCACCGGCTTTCCGACCCGGCAATCAAGCTGGTGGGCGAAGTCATGAACTATGCCAACAAGCTGATTCTGTATCGGCTGACGGCGGGAACACAGGCGACGGGAACGCTCGCGTCCGGCATTACTGCAAAGGCAGTTTACGGCGGTATAGTGGGCAATAACATTAAAGTGGTGGTTGCAGCTTCAGGGGATAACTGGAGCGTCAAGACCTTCCTCGGCACCGTCGAGATGGACGAGCAGATTATTGCAGCGCCCGCTGACTTCAAGGCGAACGATTTCATCCAGATCGAAGGAACCGGCACGCTGGCGGCGGCGACCGTCTCGCTCACTGGTGGCGCTGATACGACGGCGGACGCGGAGGATTACGAT